AGCAAGGGCTTGCTCGATGACCTCGGCCTGACTACGGACGATCAGGTGGAGGTCACATACCCGCATGACGGCTGAGGAATTCATCGCGGCCGTGATCGTGACCGGACTAGCCTACTTCATCTTGTATCTTATTGTAAGGAGATGGCTATGATCGGGACTATCATCGGGCTGATCTTCCTATGCGTTCTCCTGGGCGTGGTCTGGTGGGCCGGCCAGCAACTGCTGGCGTTGGTACCACTGGCCGAGCCCTTCGCCACAATCGTGCGGGTGCTGATGATCGTGATCCTGGTCATCATTGTGCTGTATGTATTTGCAGTGCTGCTTGGGATGGCCGGCATCCATGTGCCATATATGAGTACGCTCAAATGAAAGAGGGCCATTGCGCCAAGTGTGGGACGTGGTTTCGCCGGGCATATGCCACGGCTAAGTATTGCTCGTCGGAATGCCGCCAAAGGGTGGCGTACGAAGCGTACTCGGCCAGGAAGGCCCGGGCTAAGAAGGCCGGTGTCGGCTACAAGCCCACCATTGTGCGAGGGCCGCGCCACCCAGTCATACGATAGGGCGACAGCATGAACCCAACTATTCCGGAAGAAGCGGGCCAGACGGCCCGAAGTTTTCTAGAGATCATGAAGCAACAGCCGGCGCTGTTGGGCTCGATCCTGACCAACTTCGGCCTAATCGTATTCATCTTCTATGCGTTGCAGGGCGCGGCCGAATACCGTGATCGGCTAACAAAGCAAGTACTTGACAATGCTACGGCGATCCACACGATTCTGACCCAGCGTTCGGTTGCATGCCCGGATACTAAGTAGTAGTTAAAGCTCCTGGTTTGGGTCGTGGCCATAGAATGTTCCCTTGACGTTTTTGTTCTGGACCTTGTATATGATGCCGGCCTTTTCAAACATCTGGATAGTGCGGTCGATCGCATGGATAGGCAAGAGCTTGCGGGCCTGTCGGACTAGGGCGCCTTCCGAGATCGGCCCGGCATAGTTGTTTATATAGTGGATCAGCTCGTTTTGGGCCGCCGAATCGGTATGGTATGCGCCCTGGTCGAAGATGATTGGCATTGATAGCTCGGCCTCGAACAGCCATTTGGTGGCACGTTCAAAATCCTCGACGGTTATGGTAAGCGAGTTGCCTCGGTCGACGCTGCTTACCATGCTAAGCTTGAGGATATGGGCATATCGCCGGCTGTTGTAGTGTTCTAGGCGTGGATGATTTGGCACTGGCGGATACCCGGCTGCACGCCATGCTTGTAGCTTTTCGCGGAATGAATCTTCGATTCTGAAGCGGCCGTATAGCTGGTCCATATGTGCTAAATCACTGTTCAGGTCTGTAGGATCGCGTCCGACCGTCTGAACAAACGGATCGCGGGTGTTACTGTCTGGGCGCTTGGCGCCATGAATAAGAACGACCCGGGATGTGAAGCCCTGATCCCAGGCATTCTTTGGCACATACTGCATTAGATTTGAGGGCGTACAGCCCACAATCATATTGATCTGTGGGCGCTTAATGCGAAGCTTTAGGCCGGTGGTACGGCGGTCTTCGCCGTAGGGCACATCCACGTCGTACATCGTGGTGAGCAGGCCGATGATATTCTGGTCGTACTCGGACATAAAGGCCGAGAGTTCGTCGGGCAGCAGGACCAGTGAATTGTACTGGACGGGCGGATAATTGTCGAACGTGAGTATCCGAGTGGCCGCGGCTACGGCATCGGACAGCGAGGCCGCGGTTACGTTGGTTGCTGCAATATGCTTTTCCTTGTCTGGCAGCTCCATAAGCAACTTGCGGCCCTCTTTGATCGGATTGGACTTGCCGGTGCCGGGCGGCGCTACTAGCCAAATGTATTGGTTTGGGTATATGACGCCATGCCCGGCCTCGATCCAGACCCGCTGTTCAAGGGTTGCCGAGATTATACCGATGGCAGTCCAGAGCCGAAAGTTTACTGGCGATTCGAGATCACTTGTGAACCGCACGAACTCGTCTATCCACGATAGGCATTTCCTCAGTGCGCTTCCGTTCTTCATTGGGCCGGTATTTTTTAAGGCCATTGGGATTTCCCTCGCTGTATTCCCCCCAATTCCATCCGGTCTTACAGCCATATGGAACAACAAACTGCCGACCTTCGGCCAATGGAATTGTGATACGAAGCTGATCATGCAAGAGCGGGATTACTTCATGCTCGTGTTCTTCTTTGAACTGAACCACGACCGCATCATGGATCTGTAGTAGAAGCTGGGCCGTATTGGCCTGCCAGACCTGGAGCATTCCGCGGTTGACGATATCGGCCAAGGAGCCCTGCGGGTCATAGGCAATGGCCTCTCGAAACACGGCGTCATCGTCACGGCGGCCCCAGAACTGACGGCGCCGGCCCGTAAGCGAGATCAGCCGTCCGGTTCTTTGGAGCTGTTCTCGGACATAGGCGTGCCATCGTCGGTGGGCTGGGAAGGCGGCAAAGTAGGCGGGCTGGAACTCTTCGATAAGGTGGCGCTCAACCTTAGCCTGATTGGCAAGCGTTGTTGGTCGTCCTCCGTAATTAGTGCCGTGGCCAATCTTCTTGCACATAAACCGCCGATCGTAATGTCGATAATAGGGTTGTTCCGCGAGCTTACGGTCGTGGCCGAGTTCACCAGTCCAAGGTAGGTCACGCCAGACGAGCTTCGCAACGTTAGTGTGCAAATCTCCGCCTTCACAGGCGTCGAGGTAGCGCCAGTCTCCAAAGAGGTTTCCTTCGATTGCTCCGACGACACGGGATTCTCCTTGTTCTGCATCAAAGTAGGCTAGCTTGTGGCCGGGGTCGGCCACAAATACCGATCTCAGACTTTCCTCGATATTCTGAAGGTTGGTCCCAGTTCCAAATTCCGAAAAGCTTGAAGATAGTCGTCCAGTAGTTGTTCCTCCGACGTTGTAGCTGGTTCGCATTCGATCGTCAGCGTCAATTTCAGTCGAGAGAATTGAGATTTTCTTGCCAATGTCTCGCATAGATTCCAGATGTCGGACGATGGGCTTGGCAACGCCGTACATCTCCATTCGTTCAAGCGCAGTTCGGTTGACAGTGGGTCGTCCCTGATATCGGATAACAGGAATTCGCAGGCGATCATAGAACAGTTCCTTTAGGCTTGCAGTCGAGCGCCAGTTGAAGTCGGCCATGCCGACGCCTTCGAGCACTATTCGATCGAGGTTGTGTTCAAGCCGGTCGAGCCGATTATAGTACGCCTCGATAACCGCGTCTCGACGGGCGGTATCCACCTTGATACCACGTAGCCGCATGTCAAGCACTGGTGCCTGAAGACTACATGAGAACCGATAGGTTTTAGCCGTAACAGTGTCCAGTTGACGGAGCAGCACTTCAAGCACTTCCATGGTGATTGCACAGTCGAGTCCATTGTAAACGAGATCCTTCTCGGCTTGGGTCAGATCGGCGGGCTTGATTTCATTTGTCTTGTAGGTCTTCATCGTCTTCAATGTCCTCAACATCGGCGGGTTCGGTATGCTGGCATTCGTCGCAGACCCACTCACCGACATCGAGCCACATGGGGAAGCCGCACTCGGGACACTTGCGTTCTGGGGGCATTGGTTCACTCCTTCGGACAACGATCGGCGACGAGCTTGGCGTATCCGGCGATATCATCCCAATGGTCACGGAAGTCTGGGCGGCCCGCAATGATCCGGCCGATCTTGTGGACGATCATCTCTAGGGCTTCGCGCTGGACGTGGGTCAGGCGCGTCCAGCCTTCGTTAGTAGTCATTGCCGCTTTCAACATCTGAGTTATCATGGCATGCTCCGTAAAGTCGCCGTGGGTCTTGCCGCGTTCGGCTAGAAGTGTGGATGTTTCCGTGGTCATTCGTCCCTCTTGATGGTCTTGGTTCGGATGCGATCAGACTTCCAAGCGCCGTGGTCGCCAGCATACACCGACCCCAGAAAACCGAGGCCTTTTAGGGCCTCGGGCTGAAGGGCATGATGCAGAAGCATGGTGTCATGCATGGCCCCGGCCACAGCTATTCGATGGGATCGCCAGAGAAAGGTGATATCGTAGAGTCCGTTTTGGAATACTTTCGGCGTTTCAGCTCGTTCAAGAATTGTACGTATGCACCGCCACACATCAAGCTCGTCCTGTAGAGTTGGCCAGTAAGACCCTCCAGGTCTTCGTCGGTCATGGATCGGCACAACGAGGACAGTTGATTTGGATGGTGAAAAGCCAATGCATGTAATCTGACTGCCACTAGTCTCAATATCGACCGCAACGATATCACTTTGGCTAAGAAACGCTCGGTCGAACTCGGCAATTTCATCGGGCGTTTCGGGGACATGGATAGTTACCTCGGGCCGCCTGATTTCGGGGTAAGCAGATTCTCTAAGAGCTTTGGATAGGTCAACAATCGTAGTAGGTCGCAG